GACCAGTTGGCCAACATGAAGCGGCTAAGCCAACTCATGGAGCTTCTCCGTCCAAGGCCAGCAGATTGTGCTGTTTGATCAGACCAATGACCTTGTCCGAATAAGCGGGATCGGTCGCATAACCCGCCTGCGATAGCGCCTTGGCAAAAGCCTGCGCAGTGGTGCAAGCAAAGCAATCTTTGTAGCGGGGGTTGCGCCTCAGAAACGCGGCGTGGTCATCAATGCTGGCTTGCCAGCTTTCGTATTTGCGCCACTTGGCAGGTACAACCACCCATTGCCCTTTGATGAATTCCTTGGTTGGGAGAGTCAAAGTCTCCCCCCTCCAACGGCTGTCAGCCTTGATCCCAAAAAGGTTGTTGCCATTCCTGGCCAGACCAGACTCCCCCCAAGCGGATTCAAGAGCAGCTTGTGCGATCGTGATGCTGGCAGGAACACCAGAGGTTTTGGCTGACGATACGGCGGCCTTGGTGAGCCGCATGATGAATTCACTGGGATTCACAGTAGCTCCTTCACGTCTTTGGCCACTTGGTCGATTGAGTCGTCACGGCGGTTATCGATGAAGGCAAACGTCCAGCGAACCAAGGCCCAACCCGGTAGACCACATGCAAAGATCAACCCACCCAGGGCGCACAGACCCATGGTTGAGAAGGCCCAATGGTGAAGTCCAAAGTGCTCGACGGTCATGGCGCCACCGCCGATGCTGGACACAACGGTACTGATCAGTCCAACGGCCCACTCCCGTTTGTTGCGAGGTGGCGTCATCAACATGACCACCACTGCAGCAAGGGTAGCTCCGCTGGCAGCCGCTGCGGCGGCTCCACCAAATGCTTTGTAGGCCACCGCTGCCCCGGCGACCCCACTGCTTGTAGGTTCTGGCATTCGTTACTCCAAAAGAAAAGCCGCCAGGGCGAACCATGGCGGCGGTTTTCTTGCGGACCAGCTCGGCGTCGTCGTACTGGTCCAGCTCGTTGAGCTTCACGAGCGCCCGGGTCAACCACGGCTCGCCCCGGATCTGGCCGGGACGCAAGGGGCGAAACAGGTGGATGACTTCACTCGCATCCACCCGCACCGTGTCCATGCCACCGCCGCCGGCACTGCTGGACATCGGTGCCAGCAGTCCATCATTGGGGTGCGAGCGATACAGGTGATAAGCAACCCGGCGACCTAGCCGGTCGAACTCGATGCCAGCGCGAATGACGTTGCCGCCGGGCAGATCACGGTTCATGGTGGTTGGCAGGTGCTCTGCTTCCAGCATCTGGATCTGCAGCGCCACCGGCAGACCATCTTCGGTGCGGCGATAGCGCAGTCGCACCAGGGCTTCGCCGCCTTCGAGCATGGCGCGGGTGGCCAGTGCCTGCAGACCGTAGAAGTCGGTAAGGCCTGCGGCATCGGCCTCTTCGCACCAGTCCCACCACAGGCTGTGAATCGCCTCTCGCGTAGCCTGGTCCTGGACCATGCTTTGGGGCTTGATGCCTGTGCCGATGGCGTTGGCCACAAAGGCTTCGATACCAGCGGCGGCCCAGGCGTTACGCCTAACCAGATCACGGCTTTTGGCACGCAGTTCGTCTTGGGCCAGCGACAGGGCTGCCACCGCACCGGGATTGCTGGGCATCCAGGCCAGTGCGCGCCGCCCGCCGCCGGTGCCGTCATAGACCGGCGTGCCACCGAACATGCGGCGACGCAGACTTTTGAACCAGGCCATCAGAGTGCCTTGCTCGTGGCGACACGGATCTGGCGCGATTTGGGTGCGCCGGATTCACGGGCCATGGTGGCTTCGACCTCTGCAATCGCCGCCTTCAGATCGGCCACGCTGCGGTACTCGATGCTTTTGCCCTCGTAGGTCACGCGGTGTTCGCCGCTGGCCAGGGCTTCGCGCAGGGCCTGCAGGTGTTCTGGTGTGTAGGTCATGCTTATTTGTTCACTCAAGTCATCCATCGGCTGCGCACCACGCGCCGAGCGGGCGCTGGCGTGCTGCCAGAAGTGCTGAGGCCACCGTCGAATCGCTGTTCTTGGGTGGCCTCGGGGGTTGTGATTTGTTGGGCAACGACTGGTGGGTCGGTGCCGAGTTGTTTTTCGAGTTCTTGCCAGTGCCGGTCTTCGAACCGGTCCAGTCCTGCCGCCGCAGCCGCCGCCCGGGCGTAGACGTAGCAGTCGAGTGCCTCATTGCGCTCGCGCATCTTTTGCCACTCGCGGTGGGCAAAGCCGTTGCGGTCACGCCGGGTGATCAGCTGCTCGGCACAGAGCTGTTGCAGGTATTCGGCATCGACCTTGGGCAGGTGCACGAAACCGGCCGGATAGATCTGCGTGATGCCGTCTTCGGCCACCTCGGCGCTTTTGCGCAGGTTGTTGTAGAACTCCAGCTTGGCGATGCTGCCGGCCACCGGGAACACCTTGATGCCACGGCGCAGCTTCTTGCCGCTGGCGGTGGCGTCTACCGCTGTGGGCGTGCCGATCAGCGCTGCACCTCCAGCAATGCCCTTGATCGGCATGAGCCGCGCATCGCGCACGCTGCGTACAAAGGCGTAGGCCTCCTGGGTGGCGTAGCCGGTGTCCAAGGCCAGGCGCGCTAGACTCAAATGGCAGCCCGAACTGTGGGTCCAGGTCTCTCCCATGAGCTTGGCGAGAGCCGACCAAACTTCGGTTCGCGCCGTGTCGCCCATCAGGATCCGGTGCTCCACCAGCCATGCGGCTTTGCCCCGCCCGAAGGCCCAGATCGAGACTTCGATGCGGTCCTTCTGCACGTCGGCACCGGCAGTCAGCAGCAGACCGCCAGCGGGCACGGTGCCGATGCGGTAGTCCTCGCGACGTTCCAGCAATCGTTGCCAGTCCGGCGCCTCGCCTTCTTCGACCCAGGTCTCACCCAGTTCGGTGTTCTTGAAGGTCTTGATGGCCGAGGCCGAGCGGGAATCGGACATGGCTGCCGACTCCCAAGCCCGCGCGATCTCGATCCAGCTGCGCCAGCCCACCGGGCTGTAGAGGCTCGACAGATGAAACCCCGCCGTGCGCCCGGCTTGTTCTGGCGCACACGCCTGCCACTGGCCGTTGTCCAGCATCCAGGTCTTGTGGTGCTCGGCAATCGGTTCACCACAGCCTTCGCAGATGTAGGCGGCCGTTTCCGGCTGGCCCCGCTCCCAGCGCAGTTGCTCAAACCGCAGCCACTGGCGGTGGTCGCAATGCGGACACGGCACGAAGTACCTTCGCTGGTCTGATGCCTCAAACTCGCGTTCGACCGCACTGGCCCCGGCAATCGTCGGGGTTGAGACGATCAGGATCTTGCGCCGGGCAAAGGTGCGGGTTCGCGCCTCGGCCAGAGAGATCGCATCACCTTCGCCTTCCACATCCAACGGATAGCCGTCGACCTCGTCGAGAAACAGGTAGCGCACCGGCATGGAACGCAGGCCCACCGCACTGTTGGCGCCGGTCATCACCAGCACGCCGCCATGGAACTCCTTGGCGAGGATGGTGTTGCCCGAATCGCGGCTGCGCGCCGGAGCGATGCGCTCCTGGATGGCGGGGCTTTCCTCGATCAGCGCGTCAATGCGCTGCTTGGAGGCCCGCTTGGCCATCTCGACGGTGGGCCACACCGCCATCATCGGACCTGGGGCGTGGTGGATCACGTAGCCCACCCAGTTCAGACCCAGCTCGGTCCCGCCGACCTGTGCGCCTTTCATGAACACCACCCGCTCAATTGGCGACATGGGTGACAAGCAATCCATGATCTCGCGCAGGTAGGGCGTGCGGCTGGTGCGCCAGCGGCCTGGTTCGGAGGCAGCCTTGCTTGAGAGCACGCGGTGCTTGTCGGCCCATTCGGAGACGGTCAGCAGCGGATCGGGGGTGAGACCCTCGCGCCAGGCGCGCTCGATGGCGTCCCAACCTTCGTAATACAGCTCGTCCATGGTCAATCTACCTTGGCTTGCAGGTCGCCCAGGTCTTGCAGTTGCTGGCGCACCGCAGCGTCCAGCGCCACATGCAAGACGTGCGCATCGACGCCGAGCCCTGCGGCCATCTGCGACGAGATGCGTGCTGGCCAGTTGAGCCAGGCATCGCGCTCAGCACGGGCCAGCTTGAAGACATGGGCCACGGCCTGCGACCGATCGACCAGTTCGCCCTTCAAGCGGGCAAGACGCACCTTGTTGGTCTGCGCCTTGACCACCTCGTTGACGGTGCGGGCTTGCAGCAGTGAAGTGCCGCCACTCGACAGGGCTGGTGTTGGGACTTCTGGCGCTTCCCGTTGCAGGCGCGTAGGCGTTGCTGCGGAAGCCTGCGGAATCTCGCGGGCAGGTGCGGAAACCTGCGGAGCCGGTTTGTCACTGGCGACATCGGCCATCGACCGCCGGGTCGGTGTCGTGTTGGCCGCCCACTGGGCATCGGCCACTACCGGATCGATGGTGCCATCTGGCAGCTGGCTAATGCGCCCGGTATCGATGGCCTTCTTGACGGCCACGTGCGACACGCCTCGGTGGCGCGCGTAGGCGCGAATGGACAGTCCCATGGTGTTGATCTACTCAATGCAAGTGGGTGGCCTCCGGAATGCTGGTTGTCATGCAAAGGCGAGTGAATCACCCGGGATAAGAAAGAGCTTGGCTTCGGCTGCGAACAGCGCGTCAATCACATCGTCCTCAACACAACCGGCAATCGAAAGGCCAAGACGATGAAGAAACAAAACCCGCAGGCCATCCAGAACCTGCTTGAAAAGATCGCCCTCGATCACCTTTTCATCCAGACCCTGGAAACCCAAATGAGCGACTGCCTCGACTTTCATGAGGTCAGCGTCTGGGCTGTCAAAAGCGCCCTGCAAGCAGCCTTTGAAGCAGGCCGTATGGCAACAACGCAATCCCCCACGCAAACAAACCGCAACTGAAAGGATCAACATGACCACCCAACTCACACCCGCCCAGCACGCCATCCTGGATCACGCCCATCGGCACACCGAAGGAAAGATCGAATGGTTCCCTGACAACATCAAGGGCGGCGCGCGCCAAAAAGTGATCGATGGTCTTTTCAAGCGCGCCCTGATCACCTATGACGGCAAGGACTGGTTCCTGGCTGCCGAAGGCTATGACGCCCTGGGCGTACCTCGCAAGGCACCTCTGAACATCCAAGATCTGGATACGGTCATTGATGCCGCACAGCAGTCCAAGCCACGGACCCGAGACAACAGCAAACAAGCGCAAGTGATCGCCATGCTCAAGCGCCCCGAGGGCGCCACCATCGCGCAGATTTGTGAGGCCACCGGATGGATGCCGCACACCGTGCGCGGCACCTTTGCCGGTGCATTCAAAAAGAAGCTGGGTCTGCAAATCACCTCGACCAAGGAGGCAGGAGCAGATCGGATTTACCACGCCGCCTAAACAGGAGCCAAGATATGAAAACAATGACCATCACAATTGATCGCAAACCCCTGACCATCATGTTCGATGGCCAGCAGGTACTGGTTGAAGAATTGAGCATCCGACTGCCCTTTGGACGCA